ACCTACACACACTTGCGTGGCCACGCAAACGTGCCCCCCCCGAACAACCCCCTAAGCAGGCGCAAACCTCGGCCGCTTCACCCCCACACGCCGCACACCATCAGACGAACCCACATCCGAACCACTAGGGCGCGCCGGGCTGTTTTCGTCGGCGTCTTCCTTTGACTCGCGCGCGAACAGGCAGGCATTAACACACTGCATCTGTACATATATGCCCGTTGTCCCATCGTGGTTTTTTCGCGCCGATACAGTCATCTGTGCGGTTTCTTCGGCGGCCATTGTCGCTATCGCACGCGCTGCATCTGCCCCGATTGTGAAGCTTTCATTTTCCACACTCACATGGTCGCCATTTGGCATTATCAGTGCGTTTACTGCGCTTCCATAGTCCGATGCTTTTACCACGACGCTATCGCATTTTTCTGGCTCCATTGCTTCATCCTTGACAAGCATTGTCTCAGGCATTGGGCAAATGCTCACCTCCGATGCTTCACCTTCTTCATTCACCGTCGGCTTGATGCTTCTCATGATGTGTGCGGCGGCGTCTGCGGTGATTTCCCATTCCTTATCGCGCGCATCATCATCGCCAAAAATGATCGGCACATGCGCGGTGAAATGCATTGTCTTTGCCCTGCCAGTGATACTCACAACATCTTTGGCTGTTCGCATCGTCACGGTTTTATCGACGCCTTTTTTCGCCACTGCCGCAGCGATTTTCAACGCCTTCATCATCTCAGCAGCCTTTACGACCACAACGTTTTTCTTTTCCATTTTTGTTTCCTTCCTATCCGAATTGCAGCACTTGCTGCCCTAGACGCTTTGCTATTACTTCGCAGTACCGTTCTTCCAATTCAATGGCAATGACTTTTTGACCCAGATTCCTAGCGGCGACCACTGTGGCTCCGGTTCCTGCGAATGGGTCAACGATAGTGCGGCCGCGCGGCATCCGCTCGATCAATCTTTCCATCAGCCTCACCGGCTTAACCGTTGGGTGCTTGAACTTGTTTTCTTCACCATGCGACCCGCCGCGCAGACCACCTACTGCAAGCACAGACCCGGCGCGCTTGAACCGGTATGGGCTGATTGCTTCTTCCATGTTCCAGGCTTTGCCTAGCATGTGGATTTCCTCATGGGAGTGCCCGAAGGGTGATTTTAAGTTTCCCATTCCTGGTGTTCCGGTTTTCCACCACACGAGTCGGTTTACTTCCCCTTCTGGTGGGGATACTTTCCATGACCCGAACACCAGACCTGCGGAATGCTTGTGTCCCTGTGTTGTATCGTGTGCTAGCCATTCTTTGATTGCGGCGTCGCGTAGTGCGGTGGATTCGTCGCCCTTCACGCGCCACCCGGCTTGTCGCTTGTCTCTCTTGTTTGAGCGGAACATTATGCCGTAGGGGGGGTCGGTCACGAGGTTACGGTGTGGTGCCCAGATGGGCAATAACTCAGGGCTGAGCGCGTCGCCATGGTATATTGTCACGCCGTCGATCTCATAAAATGGCTGTGGTGCCACTGTCCACCTCTCCCAATGCTTCCAGGCTTTCCTTTGCCGCTTTCGCGGCTTCTTCCAAGGCTTTCGCGGCGACGCTCAGCTTCGAGGCGAAATCTTCGAGGCGTATTTGCGCACCAATTACGGCTAGTGCTTCTTCATAAGAAACCTTGATTGGCTTATCGTCATCCACAAAGACGCTTCCATCTTCCCAGTCAAGCTCCACCATCCATGTGTTACCCGGCGCGCATATTTCTTCTGGATCGAAAATATCTCCGCCGCAATCTTCTATGCATTCGCACACTAGGCATATGTTAGTTTCTGTCGCATATCCTCCACACCATTCGCTCATTATGTGCAGTTCGTCATGATTGTAGTAGCCACTACGCTCATACTCATTCCCTAGTTTTCTTTTTTCTTCCTCTGTGCATTTTTCACACTCGTGCCATGAATGCTGATCCTCACGGCATGGGCAGTATACGACTTCCCAGTTCCCCTCATCTGATATTTTGACGATGTGGGACTTGTCCGCTTTCGACATTTTTTAAATCCAATCTCCTACGATGCCTGTACAGTCAATGCTTTCAGCTTGTTTTAGAGTTTCTTCCATTGCTCTTTCGCTCAGAACCGCAAATACTTCCTTTCCTGTTATTTGCCATTCGCCGTGATTCCTTTGGCTTACTTTGTGCATTGACCCGAAGATCATTACACCTATAGTGTCTTTTCCGGTCTTCCAGAAAATATCCGACAGCGCTTCCAAAATGCTTACTTCCCAGAACCGTTTTCGCTCTAGAAGGAGCTTTCCCGCAAAGTTCCGATGCTCTTCTATCCCCATCATCCGAAAATCGGTCATGTACTGCTCGCTCATGCCCTGCCGCGCGATAAGCTTCACGCCGCCGCCGACGTCATCTAGAACAACCCGGAACTGCTCTAGTCTTTCTTCACTCTTCCACATATGGTTTCACATCCACAATGAAATCATCGAACCAGAACCCACGATTTTCGCCGCCCTTGAACACCATTTCAACCCTATCACCTTTAAGTTTCAATACGTCACCTTCACGCGTTACGCTCACCTCACCGAAATTAATATTTTCCATCTTCACAGACTCAATGCCTGTTTCAACAATGAACAGATCAGCGACATCTATTGCTCGCATTTCCTGAGCAAATATATTGTAGTTAGGTGACTCATTCAGGCTTGTTTCATCAAGCACAGTTTGCGTCAAAATGAACCCGCGATACCCATTAACTAGTTTTTCTTTCGCGAAAACATCCACGCCTTTAGCCCGAAAAACTAGATACAATCTCATTTCCATTACCTCCATCATCTTATTTTCTTCTTGCATGTATCAAAATGGCAAGTATACAACCGCTCTCGCCGAAGGTGCGCTATTTCCACTTCACCGGCCCGTAGATACTCTGCGCGGCCGCACGATATTCGCCAATGCCCATCATCTGAATGAACAAGATTCAACGGCATGTTTTTACCCGCAACCGTTTTCACCCATCTTATCGGCTCGCCGCAATCACGACAAAGCGCATTCGGCGGCCTTCTTCCCTCATCCCACATTTCGTTGATCCACTTCATGAAGCATTTCCCTTAGCGCCTTACTTGAGTCGTAGATACATGAGAATACGACCGCTTCCACGACTCTAGCCATTCCACGGAAACTACTTCTCATTACTCGCGCATAGGTTTCGTCTTTTTCTCGATTTACAAATTCCCCTGTCACCTCTTCCACGAACAGGGCAACCTGATTCGCAAAATCAGCATCTCTTTCAATTTTCCCATCAAGCTTCCAGCCGAGCTTTTCCTCTAAGCTCATTTCTGATCTCCAATCTTTCCAATCGATTTGGACAATGCACACTTTATCCATCACCGCATAGCCACGCAAGCAGCCCCCCCCCCACTCAATCCATTCTCCCAGCTACACCCGCTATCCACACCCCCAAATGGTCACCCCCGACCACAGTGCCACTTTACAAATCTTCCGCGACTTCCTAAATTGTCACTTGTCGCCAAACGGTGGCGGCAGATTGGAAAAGCGATATGTTCATCTTTGACTTACTAGCCCCCCTGTGTGGCGGCGTCGGCTTCACATCCATTGTCCTAATGAGCGCCGCCGCAATCTACAAAACTGTTACGGATTACGGCAACTTGACCTACACGGAAGGAACTCACCCTGATGATCACATTTAACCTGCGCGGACTTCCTCAACCCATACGGTCCACCGGCCTCATCAGCGCACTAGTCGAGCACTATAAACGAATCATAGCGGTAGAGAAACACCCCGTATCGCCAAATATCCTTGTCATTGACCCGGCAACCGGAACTGTGATCGGCGAGGTGCAAAACCTTACCGGTGAAGACGAAACCAACACTGACCCCGATTACACGGCTTTTCGCATTCGGCAAGCGCACACGCAAGAACGCAAGCTACAGATGGAACTGCGAGCAGCGAAAGCGCACAAGAAGCAGCTCATCCGCGAGGCTATAAGCCTTAAACTGCTCACCTACCGCAACATTGCTGATCTGCTTCACCAGACGCCGCAGAACATCCGCAGCATTGCCCAACCCTCCCCAGCAGAACTAGGAACAACCCATGCGAAATCTTGACAGCGCTAAATTCGTCGAGTCCCTTCTCAATGAAGAAGTCTTCCATCTTCCCACTTCCGCAGACGATGAATTTCAAAAACTAGTTGATTCCGGCAAGAAGCTAACCGAATCCCTCGCGGAAAGCCTCAAATTACAAACCCTTGCCGATCTCAAAGAATCAAACCCCCGCAACCCAGTCTACGCGGCGTGCCCACTAAACCCCTCAATGCCAGTAATACACAGCGAAACACAAAGCTACGCGCTTTCACTGACGCTGAATGAACTCACCTCCGAAAGCCCATCTGGAAGGGACATATACACACTGAGCGCATACCCCGTGTGCTCCAGCATTACGGGCTGCTACGTTCGCCACATAGTCGGATTCCATAGCCTTCTTAACCAAATCGCACACCTCGACGTCTTCGGCATCGAAGATTTCATAGGCCACTTCTAACCCTACTTACCTGCACCAACAACCACGCACCACCCCCAAATAAGGGCAACACACAACCAATACATTGCGCGGCCACGCAACGGGTGATAAGCTAAAACACGTCCACAACAAAAGGGGAACAAACCCCACACCAGATTGGAGATTGGAAATGAGCACCCCCTACACCTTCACTAGGCCCCGGCCCGGCGTTTGGGAGGCAACCTACAACGATTACACGTTCGCAATCCTGGAACGCCATACCTGCGTTTCCTCAGTCGCCGGAACCGTTGACAACCGCGACCTGTGGGTTATCGTCGATCCACTTCAGGAGGCCAACATCAACACCCGCGACCTGAACCGCATCTACCATATCTGCGAAGGATTCCCCACCTACAAAGCCGCTGCTGCGAAAGCATGGGAGAACTACAACAAGTACGGCGTCGCCCTTCCTATCGGCATCAACTAACAGCGCCCGGGGTGAGCGCACAATCACCCCACCACCCGGCGCGCGGCCACCGGAACAACGGCCGCAGATTGGATTTGGTTATGCACTATTTGACCGCTGTTCCTAATGACATGATTGTTCAGTCTGTTGACAGTCTTGATTGGTCTGCGGAAGTTCCGCGCGATTATAAGCCTCCGGCTTTTGGTTCATGCGGGGCATATAACACGGTTTTGACCGGCGACGAGTTCTATTTGATCATGGATCGTTTGGCCATTTCGCCGCTTGATTTGTCACGCGCTACCGGCTTTCCTCAGACCAGCATCTTGTTTTGGAGGCGTTCTAAGCAAGTTCCTACGAATGTTGCGCTTACTGTTCGTCATTTGCAGAAGCTCACCCATGGGGTTATTAATGCGCTTGATCATGTTACCGGTTGTTCTTTTCACAACTACGGGTATCGCAAGATAGGTGATTTTTGGCTACCGGAATCGTGGTGGCGCATGTGCTTGGCTCGTAACTCTGAGCGCACGATCATGAAGGATTTTCACTACTCACACAAAAGGAGTCGCTAAGATGTATACGTCATCTTTCCTGGAGTCTTGTGTGGCTCCCCATACCAGCTTGTACGATTCTTTCTCTGAAATTTCCAAGCGTGTCATCTTCGGAAATTCTATCTCTGTCGAGTTTTTCCCGCTAGATAAGCTTTTCTCTGTTGCCTTGGAAAACGATTCGATTGACACCTATCGTGTCAATTTCCCTGATGATCGGCGGCGGCGTGATGAAGCGGCAGCACTCATTTCCTGGTTCGCTCATGTTGCGAATAAAACCAAGGCCCCCATTACCGACAGCCTTCTGCAGGGAACCATTCTACCTAGCTGGTTATCGCAATTGGCCCCGTTTGATCTTGACAATTTCCACATGCGCGGTGATGCTGTCACGTTGCTTTCCAACCCTGCCGATTTCCTGCAATGCGGCCTCTCCCATTTGTGCGATGTGAGCATCAGCCTCTGTACTGATTACCCACACGCTGCAATGGCTTCTTACGGTGATTACAGTCTTGTTCTCGCATTTGATGTACGTAAACGTATACTTCCCAAAGGCTATTACATTGGCAAGTTCTCTGTCGAAATTCGTGGCCCCGGTTCTGTGTCTCCCATCGTGAAAGAAACAGGGCGCTTTGTCACCCCCTTCCACATCCTCAGTGATATTTGGGACTTCCGACACTTTGCCATTGAGCGCCTCCCCATCACCAAAGAAGCGTGGAACACATACCGCGCAAGCACAGAAAGATAACCCCCATGCCCTCCATGTTTTCACCCCTGTACCATCTACGATGCGTCGCTGAAAAACCAGCCCCCTACACGCGCACTGCCCATTGGTGGCGACGCTCGCTAGATATTCGCTTCTACTCATTTTTTGTTGACCGCAATACGCATTCCAGCTTTGCTACGGTCAATGGCCACACAATCACGATAGGCGACCACCCCAACCTATTCGCCGATGGTTTCGACCCGTTCCAGAATGACACTAACTACATGGTTTACAAAACCATCTGCGGGTTCTACACGTTCGAGCACGGTGGCATCACAGACAAGCAGACAGCAAAAGCGTACTTGCGTGAGACAACTCCGTACTTCATCGATCCTCAATCCAACCACCCCAATAAACGGTGGGATTTGATGCTCAAACAGCACCATATCGGGTTTGATCGACTCAATGAAGAAGGCATCCGATTCCGCATCATTGATAACTATCCCAACGCCACCAACGCCGATCCGATTAAGTTCAAGCGGGCAGTTGATTTGTGGGATATGCGCAAGCAAATCGCCGAATTTGAGACAGAAAGGCACAAGCTACGCTATCCACTCCCCTACGACGCCGCCATTCACCCTAGCCACGTCCTGGAATACATGCCGCGCTGACCTGCGGCAAAACCCGCACATCACCCCCGAATAAGGGCAACACACAACCAATGCATTGCGTGGCCACGCAACGGGTGATAAGCTAAAACACGTCCACAACAAAGGGGAACAAACCCCATACCAGATTGGAGATTGGAAATGAGCATTATCAACCTAGACACCCTCGATTGGAAATCGACCCCCGCAGAATGGGGCCTAACCTTCGGCGAAACCGCTAACCTGCCCGGCAGCGACCAGCGCGGCGGAACCGACATGATCCTTGACTTTGACCTTGACGGCACACGCAAAGCACGCCTCGCAATCGATCCCACACTTGTCGGCATGAAGACCCCACAAGGCATGGCGTTCAGCGACGATACGGCGCACTGGCCCATCCTGGATCGTGCATTCGGCCGCAAGCAATGGCAAGACTTCCTCAGCCGCAAGACCTCTGAAATGCTCAGCGACCTAGCCGATTGGGAACCCGAAGACTAACCGACACAAGCGCCCGGGGTGAGCGCACAATCACCCCACCACCCGGCGCGCGGCCACCGGAACAACGGCCGCAGATTGGATATTGTTTCTCATGTCTTACCACAATGAAGTGCTTGACGGCCCTAAGATCAAGCTTGACCCCGCTAATAACCCGCATGGGATTGTGGCCTCTGGCTCTCATGGTTCGTGCTCTTCCTGCAAAGAATCCGGCGGCGTGTCTTCCTCTCAGCCCGATTCGCTTTATGACACGATTGAGCAGATGGTTTCCTCTGCTGGCATGATTCGTCCGGCGTTTTTGACGGCGCATGAGCAGATCGCCGCGAACTACGGATACGTGCTTTCGCTGTTCTACACGGTTCAGATTGTGCGCAACAAGGTTGTTGTTGATTCCCCTGACACCAATGATTTGATTGCGCTTAATGAGCTTTCCCGCGACTATGCAGCGCGCGCTAAAGGTTTACACACAGCACTTGTCAGCCTCTATGGCCTTGTTGATGTTGACCTGGTTGCTCTGTCTGATGACGTGGCCGAAGCTGCGGAACACATCGCTACTGAGCGCGCGGAATGGCTTTTCAAAAAGCCCGGTTTTTCCATCTCTGATCTGTAGAAACACCCCTGAAACGCAAAAATAACCCCCACCATTGGTGGGGGTTTCTTATTGCCGTGGTTATTTCGCCTGTCGCGGCTGGTTCCAGCCAATCATCGCGGCCACCACGGGCGGTAAGTCCGGTTTTGGCGGCGGGTATGTACCCATCACATTTAGGAAAGCATCACGCACGGCTTCATCCATGACAGCACGTTTCTGGAACTCTAGCAGTTCCCGCTCGCGCTCATCAGCGGCGATTTGGCTTTCTTTCAACTGGTCGGAAAGCCGCTTGATTTCTTCACTGAGTTCCACGCGAAAATCCCGCTGAGCTTCATCCAAGGCAAGCCGTAGCTTGTGCTCGTATTCCTTTTCGATACGTCGGTTCTCCGCCTCGAACTTGTAGCTTTCGATCTCTACGTTTTTCCGCTGCTCAGCTTCTGTGATCTTGCCGTCTGCGCGGGATTTGAGGAGCGCGAAAATCCCGCCTAGCAACGCCACTATTGCGGCGTCCGACATGAATGGGTGCAGGCCGTCGATTATCGCGCCCATCTCCATTCCCCTCTACCGTGCCCGGCGCGCTACCTCAGCGCGCAGCTTGTCCAGCATCTCATTTCCACGGCGTTCGATTTCTTCCGGCAGCTTGGCCACGGAGGTATCGACGCTGTGGCGAATGGTCTCACGGATCGTATCAACGGCGTTATCTACGGCCATGGCGGCGGCGTCGGCGGCGATGTCGGCGGCGTGATCCTCGGCGAGTGTTGGTTGCTGCGGGGGGCGTGTGTTGATTGCGGCTAGGCCGCCGCCGCCAATGAGCAGCACGGACAGAAGGCCGGTTATTTTGTCTACGTTCGCGGTGACGGTCTGCGGATCGGCTTTACCGAGGATTACCATTGCAAGGCCGACGGCGCTAGCAATGATGTAGATTGCCTGGCGGATCATCCACGGCTCGAAGCGCAGGCGCTTGTTACCTGTGGTGTCGATGCTTAAACGGTGGCTCATTAGTTCTCTCCTTTGATCTTCTTGATCAGTTTTTCGCGTGCTTCACGCTTGATCTTTTCGGGGTCAAGGCCAATTGCGCGGGCAATTGCATCTTGTACCTCGCGGATTTCCCATGCTGCGGCGTCGATAAACGCCATTGCCTGAGTCTGTTCCATTTCGGTCATGCCGTCTACGTAGCTCGGCACTTTCTTCTGAACGGCAATCTTCGTATCGTTCAGCGCGGCGGCAGACACGCCGCCTAGTTCGATGTAGCTCACACTCTCTCCATTCTGATGTGGTGCATCACCACCATAAAACAATGCTTTCAGCTGGTCAATTGTGCCCCGGAAAGCATTAATATCAACACCTGGTTTTGATGGATCACCGGCACCCCAACCGGCCACCTCTGCATTTGACCCGAACTGCCATATCACAGGCAGTTGATCACCCAATGGGTAATCCCATTGCTGGTGATAATTGCCGCCGTAGATGTGCGCTGGCACGCCGCCGAAATTCCGGCCATAGGCTGCGACCCAGACGGCACCAAATTCCTCAGTCTTTGGTTCCCCCTCAAATACACTACCCTCCCACCACGGCACGTAGGAATAGACGCCGCACACACGCACGCCCGCAGCCTCGAAAAGCCGCTTAGCCTCACGAATGTGCTCGACACTCAAACCGGCTTCTGTTTCGCAGTCAAGCCACATTGGACGCCGCGCGTCTCCCATGACGGCCAATGATGCATCAACTTGCTGCGCCACCGTCGTACCCTCAGAAGGATTGCGGAGGAAATGATACGCGGCGGTTACCAGTCCCGCGCTTTCCGCATCATCCAAATGTGAGCGGTAGCAACGATCCCGATAGTCACCATCCGTTGTACGGATAATGGCAAACTGAATCCCCTCATTCGCGGCCTGCCGCAACGACATGCCGTCCTGATGCTCCGAAACATCGACGCCAAACACTGTTCCTCCGAATCCCTCGATACCACCCGGCGCGGCTGGTTGCGCGGGCGCTGGTTGCTGTTGGCTCTGTTCTGGTTCTAGCGCACCCGCAAGCCATGGCACGGCGTCAATCGCTGCGCCACGGCTGAACGTCCACGGGTACACCTCAAAATGCAGGTGCGGGGCGACGCCGCCGTTAGTTGCAGAGTTAGGGTTGATGTGCGCAATGCGCTGCCCGGCGCGCACCTGGTCGCCGACGCTTACCTCGGCGATGACGTGGCCGTACACTGTCTGGCCGCCGCCTTGTTCGTCTGAGTGGTCGATTCGCACCCACCCTGCGGGGGAAGGTCCACCGTAGCCAGAAGCTGCACCTGTCTGCACCACTGTGCCTGACTGTGCCGCGTAGACCGGCATACCTGCACTCCCCCCTTCACGCCCGAAATCAGTGCCCCAATGCATCCACCCGTCACGCATCCCATACGGCGATGTGATCATGCGGCCGCTTCCTAGCGGCCAATATCGTTCTGCCATTTTTTCTCCTTCCTTATTATGGCTTGTACACAGGTGGGTTCCGGTAGAAGCCCACCTGTTCTACCCAGTCTAATGTTTCGATGCGGATTCCCCTATCTACACGTCCATCCCACGGGTTATTGTTGTCGTTTTCAGACCCCAAAACACCGGTGAATGTATCGTTTGTGATGTACATGTGGCCAACGTTTGACACGCCCGCTTTCGTGAGGCACTTCCTTGCGGTTTCCACATCCGGGCAATTGTGGATTGCGTGCCAGAAACGCAGCGACATACGGCCACGATAATGCGCTGGCATTACCGTTTCTTTCAAATACTTCTCTGCTGATTGCTCAAATGACATGAGCGTGTCGGCCGCGCCTAGCATAGCCTCAATCGTGTTTCCGCCCGGGTTTGCGACAATATAGAATGCGCTTCCATATTTATCGCGTAGCTTTGAATACAGCTCAGTATAGAAACCGACTTTCGCGCGCTGTTCTTCCGACCAGCCATTAATTGCCTCATCGAGAAATACGCCGTGTATGTTGTTGCGTGTGTAGTACTCTATGTACTGGTCAATTTCCTTGATGATGTCGGTCTGTAAACGCCCTGCCCATTGCGTTTTCACATAGGCAATATTGACAAATCCTCGCATCGTTGTGAGGGTGAGCGTGTCGGCAAATTCCTGCTCTTTACGTGTTCCCACGCCGGATTTCGGGTTAGCGATTTTCGGCCCTGACAGCATGGGGTTGTATGCGTAATCTGCCCAGTTCTCATCGTTGTTTTCAAGTAGTTTCCAGTAATTCGGATAGCTGTACGACACTTCCGAATACCGGCGTCCCTTATACCCCCACAGCGCGAACGGGTGAATATCCACACCCGGAATTGGCATGTCTCGCGTGCGCAGCTTCCCCAAATACTTCATTGAGTCCAGGCTTACGGCTTGCACTTTCTTCATCATTTCATGCCATGATTCCTTTGTGATTATCACATCAGGATTATCAGGGTTGAAATTGCCGTTTTTAATCAGCTCTTTCTTAATTACCCCATCCATTGGGATATTCATGATGAACGAATTGCCACCTACTGCGCTGCGCGGTGTACCGTTTTTCAGAACCACTTTCACCATGTGTGCACAGTCAGCCTGCGGGTCATCCTGTGCGTAGTAGTTTGCTTGTGCCTGGCAGCCCTTCGGGTCTTCAAAGGCGACGGCGGCCCAGTCAGCGGGGTTCGCTGCAAGACGGGTGTTATTCTCAATGCCCACATTCCAAATGTTGTTTGCATTGATAATCGTACCCGGCCCGGAACATGCAATACCGTGATTCCATGTTGAGCCGATTGTGTTACCAGTGACAACTGAATACGCGCCGATGGAGATTCCGTTGTCTTTCGACACAGGGAACGAATTGCCCACCACTACGGTTCGGTGACAGTCAATTGTGAAACCGCATGGCTCAAACGCGATGGTGGCATTCTCAGCCATTAGCACTGAGTTATTCAGCACCTGCGTGTCCACCGGCGCGCCCTGCTTTGTCTGCGTCCCGCCGATCCCCATACCACACGATACGCCACGAATACGCAGGCCGATGATCTGGTTTCGCTTTGAATTGTCCTTCACTAGGCAACCGAATCCAGAAGCACCCTCCTGCGGCGTATTCTGCTTCAAACCCGCACCATCAACAACACAGTTAATCAGACGATTATCACTCGACCCGTTACCCGTTGGCTTATCCTTCAGCGCGAATCCCTGAATCAAGAATGCATTGCCCCCTGATCGGCGTACTTTAACTTCCGACACGTCTACGAAATCAGCATTGGTTAGCTGCAATGCTGTTGCTGGTTTGTCGCCGGTGTTCCATTGCATATCAAGCACGAAATCGGCAATATACGCATCGCGGAAACCCGCACCGGACGTGCAATGCATTCCGTTCTTCCCCAAACCTGGTTTCATATTCAGGATTGTTGCGCGCCCCTTGCCCTGGATCACCTTGCCGCTTGCCTTGTCCAAGATGATCGTGTCGGAAATATCCCACTCACCGGCTGGCAAGAAAATCACTTTCTTTTTCGGATCATTGATAGCCGCCTGTAAATCAGCTGTGATGTCTGTTTTTCCCTGCGGAAGAAGGTTAATCACCGCATCCTCACCTGCCGACGCTATAGCTTCTGCTACTTGACGTTTCACGGCCGCTGTGATCTGCTCATTCGCCGATTCCGCTAGCAGCTTCGCCACTAGCTCCTTAGTCTTAGCTTCATCCACCGGCCCCGGCGACGTCGGCAAGTCTTCTGTTTTCAGCCGCTCAATTACACGGCGTGTCAGTGCCTCCATATCCACATCGCGGAGGTTGCCCATCTGTTTCAGCTGTTCAGCCAATTCAGTCGCTACCTGCGCGGGAATCTTTTTCAGCTCCGCCTGAACATCTTCCTTAGCTTTCGTGGCTTTCTGTGCCTCAGATTCAGCGGTTGATGCAGCGGTTGATGCCTGCGACGCTGCCGATTTAGCTTGCTCTACAGCGGTAGTGCTTGTTGACACTATTCCGCTGAGATCGCTCTTTGCATTCGTTGCCGCCGTCTGCACCTCAGACAGTTGCCGTTTCGCTTGTTCCGCCGCGTCTGTCGCTTCCGTAGACGCCGCAAGCGCGGTTGTGGCGCGCTCTTTCGCCCATTCCGCCTGTGACGCCGCCGTGTCTGCCGATGATGCAGCATTTGATGCGTTAACTTCCACAGTCGCGGCAGCTGAGATTACCTTGTCTGCCTTTTCCGATGCCGTAGATGCAGCCGTGGCTGCCGTGTCGGCAGCGGCCTTAGCGGCTGCCGCGGCGTCTTTCGCGGCCGCCGTCTCTGTGCTCGCATCACCAATGAGCGCCTGCACCTGCGCGGCCACGCGCTGTACTTCCGACTCGGCTAGTTCCTGCTCAGTGAGCGCCGCACGCGCGGCATTCTCTAGGCTAATGTCAGCCTTGCCGACCACGATAGGGATTGTCTCCAGGCTTGATCCTCGAATCGTCCCCTGCGACTGGTGAACCAGAACCAGAACAGACTGCCCTTCCGAGGCTTCAAAAGATACTTGCCCAGTCGTCGTGTCAATTGGCGCTTTAGTTGGCTCTGATGTGACGATCCCCCCGGCTACCGGCCGGGTATTGATCGCCCGTACCCACAACTCTTTGATGGTTGATGCCCTGCCGGAAATATTAACGACCTTGCCCGATACACGAGGCATATTTGGTTTCCCTTCTAAGTATTATCTTCACGCACAATGTAGAACACCGTTGTGCTATCTAGGTGTCGCAGCGTTCGACCCTCATGCCACACACGTTTATTCTGATCTACATCATACGTCTGGATATATGCGGAGGCAGTTCGATAAGAAATAAACATCGATATTTGCCCCTTCCAATTTCCCTTTGCGGTAATTGTTGGTGCGGAATCTAATATCTTATTTTCAATCTTTATGTACTTATCCTCAACCGTCCATTCATTATCGGCCGCAATCATTCTTAATTTCAACTGATTCACACGATGAATCGTATTCTGATTAAGCCGCGTAGCTTCATCCAGCTTTTTGATTGCACTGTCATGCTCTTTCGATGCTTTATCCAGCGCCTCAATAGCCCGGTTCTGCGCCGTTTGCGCGCGGCCCAACACGCGAATAGCCGCGTTGTTCAGGTCGATAGCCTCATTCTGCAGCTCGTCATTGACCTTTTTTATCTTCCCGAACTCAGTATTTAAACCCTCTAAGGCTTTCTGCGCTTTCTCGGTATCTTCCAGCGCCTTAGCAACCTCGTCTTTCTTCTGCGATGCGGTTGCCACGGCCGACTTTCCCAGTTCAAGCGCCGCAGCCGAATCCTTCACTGCTTTATCAACCTCGCCGGTAATGCTTTTCAGCTCACGCAGGCGCTGCCGCTTCTCAGAAAGCACGGCATTACGGATCGGATCATTATGCGCACGCAGCGCCTCAGCGTCTGAAATCAACTGACCTCCGACATGCACCTTATACCCGGCGCGGTTGTCGTCGTCGGTTATCCAGTCGATGCTTGTTACTGGCAGGTCTAGTTGTTTTCCCCATATTTGTACGGGTACGACGTCTCCGACGTTGAAATCTATTTCAGGGCGTGTTAGGCCGAGGCCGACGCCGGTTATGTCTTGCTCAAAGAAGGTGTCACCGGTGGTGCGTTTTTGCGCGGCGTCCACTACGGACTCTAGGTCTGTTGTTCCGGCGTCGAGGTCTATTGTCACATCAGCGCGGACAAATCCTATGTCGAATTTCCCTCTTAGTACTCCGCGCCTGCGTGGGTCGTAGATGTAGCCGTCTACGATTCGGTTATCCGCAGTGTGTTTTTCTTGCCCTTCTGGCAGCTTGACCTCGAACTTTCCATACGTGTATGTGGCTGTCGTCCTGGTTACTGTTAGTTCTCCGCCGGTGGCGGCTAGCATAATTCCCATTTAACCTCCCTTCTCTTTCGTGTTTCGCATATGCTTCTATATCTTCCACCCATTCATATGCGTTGTCGTTCCAGAATTTCACTGTGCTTTTCTTCGTGTTGCTGTGACGTCCACCAGAATTACCGGCGTCATTGGTGAACCCACTTCCTCATTAATGTAGCCTTTGAACGGGAACCACATCCATGCTGAAATATCAATACCAGCTGCTAACGCCGGGGCCGATATTGTTTCCAGCAGTGGCCCGTCTTGTGGACGCAATAGAAGTTCAGGCGTTTTCTTTGTGTCCCACCTTTTTTTTTCATTTAGCATTATCGGGGCATCACGTTTGTTTATACCGGCTATACGCCAACATGCTTGCAGGCTTGAATCAATTACCGTGCGTATTACTTCACGCGCTTCACCTTTTATTGTTGTACCGTCTGCTGATGTTGCCATTTGAATATCCGCTAAACGGCGTGGCCGTTTGAACTTAATTATTTTATTTGGTTCGCCCTTCCAGTCGCGTGTGAAGTCAAAGAATGGGTTTTCTTTCCAGCTTATCGGGCCGCTCATGGCAGGGAACCGGTCAAGCATTTTTAGTACTTCGACGCCGTGAATCTCAATAATGGAGGGCGCGATAGGGTTGTTCCCCTTTGCTACACAGTGCGTGATCCAGTACACACGGTTTCGGTAATTGCTGCGGCGAATGAACAGAAAGCGTGTCTTGTCAACGATAGGCTTCATGCGACCTTCACTGTCCACTTCTCCTAGTCCCTCAGCCATGAGATGCACGATTGAGCGGTGTGGAATCCCCTTGCCTGCGTTCACCATTACGGTCGCGACAACCGACGCCGGTTCACCCCGGGTGCGCGACGCCTGCAAATTCAAAAGCGGCGGCAGATCACATAGCGGGTTACCATCCTCATCAAGAATAGCCGCGTATTGCCCCATATTTTCCGCTACCTCTAGCGCGTGCATCGACCATTCACGCCAACCGTCTATATCTAGAGACGCCATGGATCACACACCCCTATCTCCCATTCAAGTGAAGAACCTAACGGCAGCTCAAAATCAGCCTGCTTACCCGGCGCGATTGGTTCTGCTACTATTCTTCCCATTTGGTTCCATATGTATTGGTCTAGGCTACCGTCTGCATATAGCACCATGCAGGATTGCAGTTCGTCTAGTAGCAAGGTTCTTTGGTTTGCGACCTGCGGTAGTCGGAATGTGTAGCCTGATGGTAGTTTGACTGTTCCTCCTGCCCCGTTCCAACGGAGTGTTGGCCGGATAAGGCAATCGCCGGAATTGTAGATGCTGATCTTTTTGCCAGCTCCTTTACCTTCCTCTTTGAATGCCGATGTCCACCACACGCCGTGGTCTGCGACTAGTGGGATTTCAATCTCACTGAATGCCACCTCGTCGCTGATGTCTGACTGTGGTGGGGCTATGGCGTCTTCCAGACGTACGTGAATCGATAATCGGCCGGCCATTTCTGATTGAATTTCCAGCACGCCGCCGGATATACCGGCGAATATTGAGCGCACTTCACGGTATTTGCGTTCGGCTTCCAGCATTGTTGTTGCCGCGATACCGATAGTCAGTTTCCCTGACACGGCGGGTATTTCCCATGATTCCACTAGTTGCCCCGGCAGGCCCGGCGCGGTGAGGGTTTTGGCTTCGATTTTGCCGACTAGGCCCTCGATGCCTGCGTGCATGATTGAGACGCGCCAATCACCGGCGCGCGTGAGGTCCAGTACACGCCCGTCTGCGGAGGTGTACCGGATCGCGTTTACCATTTTGGTTCTCCCTTTATGTCATTGTGTCTGTCCTTCCTAGAATAGCTGAGCGTTCAGCACGTCGGTAGCTGTGGGTTTGTTCAGCTCAGCGATGCGCTTTGCCATTTCATCGCGCGCCGCATCAAGCATTGCCTGTGTCTGCTTACGGGTGAATGCTTCACCTGGCGGCAGCTTGAACTCCACTTGTGCGGCGCGCACGCCGACTGCCTCGGCCTGTTTGCGTGATACATCAGCCATGAGGGTGATTCGGCGCGCGGTATCTTCGGCGATGCGGTTCTGTGTCTGTGCCAACGTGATCATGCGTTCGCGTTGCTGAATTTCCACCTTTGAGGCTTCTACCAGTGCTTGCGCTTCGGCGCGGCTTGACGATTCCGCGATTTGCTTTTGCAGCGATGCGTAGTTGACGTCTGATTTCAGGGCTTCTAGTTGTGCTAGGTGCCGTGATTCCAAGGCCGCGCGCGCCGCCTCTATTCCCGCTTTCTGTGTGTCAGCATTGAATTGCGCGGCCTCAGTGCGTTCTTCATCCTTCCGCTTGAGCTTGTCAAGCTTTGTGTCGATGTTGTGGGTTACTGATCCCACGGTTGCATCGACTAGCTGATCAGCCAACTTTGCACCGGCGCTGACTGCATCAGCCCCGTAAACCTGTGAGGCAAAGCCACCGGCCCCGGCGACGGCGGCACCGCCGCCGACACCCAGGATCAGGCCGAGCTTCTGCCCGATACTCATGCCCTTCCACGCTTTACCGACCTCGCCCTTGTTGTGGAACAGGCTGATGCCGCCTTGAATCAGGTCTTTCAAACCGGATAGTGCGGTGCCAGCTCCGATCACGGCACCCAGTGGCCCACCGGTGGCGAAACCTGCGGCACCGGCGGCGATACCGCCGACCAGCTTACCCAGGCCGGAACCGACCTGGCCCAGGCCGGTAATGCCCGTCGCAGCGCCCTTAGCACCCTGCGGCGTGAGGCCGTAGAGTTCTTTCGTGTGCGCCGCAAGCGCGAGGGTTTTCAGGCGCAGCATTTCCACAGCGGAGGCTTGCGTAAGCGTCGCCTCCTGCAAAGCCAGCTGCGCAAGCTGTTGCTTGTGCGTGGCCTCTAAGGCATCTACTGCCGCCTGCGCGCGGGCTTCCTGTACCTTCCATTCAGCGGCGCGGATTTCGGCCGTCTTCTCAGCTGCAGATGATGCCAGTTCTTCCAGCCCGAACTTACCTGTCTGGTAGAAGCGGTTGACGGCACCGCGCATTGCTTCCACGCTTGTCGAAGCGATCTTAGCCTGAGCCTTGCGGGCTTTCGCCAACTCAGCCTCGGCACGGGCGATACTCACGGCACCGCTTGTGCGGGCGCGGGCAACATCCGCTGTGGCAATGGCCTCTTCGATCTGTGCGCGGCGGCGCGCGATGCGGGTGTTGATCTGGTTGATCCTGGCCTTTGCTTCTTCCTGCCGCAGCTTCTGCACAGTCTCAGCTGCCGATGCTAGCCCATTGAACAGGCCGGATACGGTTTTCGCCGCACCCTGGAAAGCTTCACCAATGTTTTCGGCAAGCTCCTGAGCGGCCTTGAACCGTGCGGCAACAAGTGCGCGCTCTGCGGCTTCCAAGCGTTCGGCCTGGTCTCCGGTTTTCGCGCGGGCATCCGACAGCTTTTCCTCTAGCTTCTGAACTTTGTCAAGTCGTGTTTTGACTGTTTTCGCGTTCTTGTCGCTGTCTTTGTCAAGCTGTGTTTGCGCATCCTCGTGAGCGCGATTCAGGCGCTTTTGAGCGTCGGCAATCTTATCGGCCTTGCCTGCGGATCGGGCTTTCGCTAGCGCTTCTTCGGCGTCGGCAATCTTCCGGCGGTTCGACGTGGAAACCGCGCCGCCCTCAGATTCGGCTTTAGCTAGCTCGTGTTTCGCTTCGGCAAGGTCTTTCTCGATCTTTGCTACATCCTCTGTCTCATCAGACAGAGATTCACGTACAGCTAAAAGACCGGCCTCGGCGTCCTGCACAATCTCGGTCTTGCCCAGGAAGTCGCCGCCGAAATTCTTGCTATTCAGGGCATTCAGAATCCCCTTTGCTGCCTCTTCACCCACCAGCCCGGCAAGTACAGACGGGTCTGATTCGCGGCCGATCATGGCCTTTTCGAGGTTGTCAGATGCGCGGGCAAAATTCCTTGCCGCTTCCGGCATCACGCGAATGAACTCGTCGAAAGCGCGTGTCATATCCGGCGGTAGAATCCGCTCAGGACGGCCGGAAAGATTGATAGCCCCACCGCCCGGCGGCAAGATACCACCAGTGTCATAGACCCTTGTCTTTACATGCCGCAGGGCGTCGTTGTAAAGGTCTTGTGCTTTTCCCCATGAAACCGACTTACCGCCGACTTTGATGCCGTTGACGCTTGTGGAATCGACAATGCCTGATCCCGAAGCATCCCATCCATGGCCATTGCCGTCGATCAGCGGCCCCGATGCAGATTCTCCACCCAACTTAATGTGCGCCCGGTGTGTGAACTGCGGGTGAGAAGCGGGCGACGCGGCGCCGCCGATCTGGCCATTGCCACGGCCGCCACCCATCTCCACATTGACACCGGCGATGGTGCCTGACGTATGGCCACCCCACGGGCCACCATTAAACCAACCGATACTGAAATCATTAGGGCCACCCATGCCGGAACTGAACCCCATCGCAGACAGCGCCTGTGCCTGGTTGCCAGTCGCAAAACGGCTAGCAAACGCAGGGCGGCCGGTGGCAAAGTTCGCAAGCGCTGACATAGCCCCTGAACAGTCACCCCAGTTGACGCCGCCCCAAACATAGGGCGCGCCCTCTAGCGGGCGTGACGCCCGCTGCCCATTAACCGACGCGCCCTGAGCAAAAGCCAACAGGTCTCTTGCCGATACCACACCACCATCTGCATACGCGGGCAGTGCCCGGCGCGCGGCGGCGGCGATGTCGGCCGGTGATCCGCTGTTGATTGCACCTAGTAAGCCGTCGTATTGTTCGCTGCGGCCGCGCCTGATTACCCATTCCCCGGCGTCCACCCATGATGTGGGTACGCCGTCTGAGCCGATGCCGAGGATACCGTCTGTGCGGTCTGTTCCGGGGCCGCTTGTTGGTAGTCGGCCGCCGAATGCGTGTCGGGGTATCCGGCCGCCGTTTGCGTGGCTTCCAAACCCGGCGTTACCGCCGACTAGGCTAGCGAAAATAGAGATTGGGGTACTCATTTTCGCTTTCAGCCGGTCAAACCAGCTAGACGCCTCGTTTATACCGCTCTTAACGCCGGAGGTGTCTAGATTGGCTTTCGGGTTTGGCCGCTGCGCGTCCAGGTTTTTCAGCTCTTCCAAGCCTGCTTGTTTCTTGGAAATCAGCTCGTCGATTGTCAGCTTTGCCTGCGGGTCGGCTACCTCCGCACTGAGTGAACGCAGTTCGCTTAGTGAGGTGTCCTTGCCCGCTAGCAGATCATCAATGATCAGATTAGCTTTGGGGGACGCGGTTTCGCGGTCGATTCCTTCGACGATGGAACGCACCTCATCAGCGGCTAGGCCGACGGGGGCGATGTCCATATTCACCTTGACAATCGCCGCTGTTTCTTCCAGCGTTGCCGTTGTGTTGATGATATTGTCGAGGGCTTCTTTCGCGGCGTCAGTGTTCGCCGTGACCCGGATTTGGCCGGTCTGCTCGTTGATGACCTGAACTGAGTAGCCGATGTCTTCCAGTGTCTGTTTCGTCGCGTTGGGGTCTTCTACCCTCAGCTCGATTGGCTGCCCGGCTTTTGCCTGCAGCTTTTCCATTTCCGACCAGACGATACCCAGATCGCTTTTCGCCTCGTCGGCAGACACTTTCACTAGGGTTTCAACCACGCCCGGCAGGAGGCCATATTGCGCACCTAGTTCGCGAATTTGCTCTTTCGTCAACCCATATTTTTCGGCAAGACGATCCAGGGCAGGCCCCATTTGATCCCACGATGCACTAACGTCGCCGCCGTTCGCGGCCACGCTTGCCAGCTCATCGCGGAAACCGGTTAGCTCACCCTTAAGGGCGCGGGCATTCTTCTGCGTGAGGTCAAGTTTGCCCGATGCATCGACCATCGCTGATCCGAAACCATCAGCCTCATTGACCGCTTTGCCCGCCGACTCTGCCACCTGGTCGATATGCTCAGCAAGTTTAGCGGTCGCATCGTCCTTGCCCTCGTTGACGTTGAAAATCTCATCCAAGACTTTCGTCAATGCTTTGGCTTTGTCAGTGGCTGATGATGATGCATCACCTAGCACCTTGAAGGCGTCAGCGATTTCCGTTGCCCCGGGGGCAAGCTGCATGAACTCCGTTTTTACGCGGAAATAAGCATCGCGCTGCTCATTCAGGCTGTGTACCAGCTGTTGGCCGCCGATTGAGGATTGGTCAATCTTCTGCGTGAACAGGTTGTACTCAGCCGCTGATGATGCAACGATCCGGGCTAGGTCTTCATGGGTTACGCCTAGCCGCTCAATCTCTTTCTGTTGCGCCTGTAGCGCCTCATGATTTTGACGATCCAGATAGTTCTGGAACAGCACCTGTTTCGCGCCCTGCGTGTCGCCGCTAAGCAGCTCACCCCATGTGTTACCAGCCCTGGCCATGTAGGCCGAGAAGCTGTGCGGGTCGTTGTTCAATGCGGTTTTGCGGGCGTCTTCTAGCTTCTGCATCCGGCCTATGAGGGCGTCGATTGCCGCTCCCTCGCCGCCTTCCGCTAGCGCCTTCCACAGTTCCCGCTGTGAGTTCGCCGCCGAATTGACAATCTCACTGTACGCGGCGGTGTAGCTCTTCATCTTCTGCACACCGTCGATGTACGCGGTGACAGCGATGGTGGCTCCCGCTAATGCTAGGTTCCATGGTCCACCGAGGGCGCTTACCAGCCCGCCGACCGCTGATTTCGCGGTTGATGCACCGGCGGCCATAGTGCCCTTAAGGGTTCCGGCGAATCGGCCGGATTCGGCGGAGGCGTCGCGGAATGCCTGCGATGCGCGGTTAACAGCGGCGCTATGGGATTCCAGCGCTCCCCATGCGGCAGACATGCGGCCGATTTCCGTTCCGTTTGCGCGGGCCATTGCAGTTTGCAGCTGCATAGTCTCGCGGAAACCCTGAATACTCGTGTGCGCCTGATCCACATGCGACCGGAAGATAGAGAATGCTTTAGTGTTCTCAGCCAGTTTCAGCGCCACGAACGCGGCGGCAGCGAGCTTTAGGTTATCCGGCAGCTTGGCCACACCTTGCGCCGCCGATGTTGCCAGCCCGCCGAGTTGTCCAAGCCCCTCAGCTGCTTTCCCTGATAGGGATTCCAGTGCGGGGGATAGATCGGACAGCTTGTCGGCAGCCGTGACGAACGCCTTTGACAGCGGGCCTTCCAGTTTCGTGTAGACAGCTAGGCCCAGTTCCTCGGCGGCGTTCTGTACCTTTTCCATCGCACCCGGAAGACCGAGAGTCTTAGCGGCTGCAAGCTCCGCAGCCTGCCCCTGCCGCGTAACGGCGGCGCGCACACGGTTAAAGCCCTCAATACCTTGCTGCGACGCGATACCAGCGAGGCGCATGGCGTCGCTGCCAAAAAGTGTGGCCGTCGCAGCTTGATACTGCTCATCAGTCATACGCGACGCTGCTTGATTTAGCTGGTCAAACAGATCAGGCAGACCAACAAACTTACCCTGAGCATCGTAGACAGTAAGGCCCAGCTCCTCAATGGCTTTCTGCGCAGGCTTACCCTGATCAGTCAGCGCAAGCAACGCTGATTTGAGCAGCGTACCGGCGTCTGATCCCTGGATACCGGCGTTAGCGAACACCGCTAATGCTGTTGATGTGTCCTCAATGCTGATCCCGAATTGGTGCGCAACAGTACCGGATTGCTGCAGACCGGCGGCGATGCCCTGAATCTCAGCCGATGATGCATTAGCCGCACCCGCCAAAAGGTCCGATGCGGTAGAAGCATAGTCAGCACTCAGGCCGAATGCTTGCAGCGCCTGCGATTGGATCGTGGCCGCGCTCGCGGCGTCGATCTGAGCGGCGGCGGCAAGCTGCAGCGTGCCCTTTGCCGCGTCCATCGACTGCTGCAGCGTGAAGCCACCCTTAGCTAGCTCTGTCATGGCGGCGGCGGCGTCGCCCGCCGACGTCGCAGGCAGGCTAATATCGTTGCCCAGCGCACGCGCTTTCGCGGCGGCGGCGTCCATCTCACGCGCAGATGCCTGCGTTACCGCGCCTAGCGCGTTCATCTCAGTGCGGAACTCGGCCCCAACCTTGTTGATGCCCTGGACAAGCCCGGCCGCGCCGAAGGCCACGCCGACAAGCCCGCCGACTTTCGACGCCACACCAATTCCGCCTCGCAATGAAGATTCAAGCTTTGAGGAAAACCCCCGTGTATTCGGCTCGATCAGAATATCAATTTTGCCACCGGCCACGGTGATTCTCCTTCTCTAAAAAATTGCAGCCTGCTATTTCCCCCGCAATGACAGAAACTCTTTTATCGACACTTTACGGTTACTACCCGGCGCGGGTTTTTCTTCCGTTGTGTCTTTTTTGGGGAAGTATTTTTCTGCGATTTTGATGTTTGTTTCGATGATTTGGTTTGTTATTTCCGTTGGTCGCATTGCAACGGGCGTGAGTATTGGGTTTGGTGGTGGTTTTTGTTTATTGAGTTTTTGCTTTGCCTGTTCGGCTTTTACTTCGGGGTCATCCGGGTCTGTTGTCCATTGGCCGTATTTCGCGTTCAGGTAGTAGTCGTCTCTGTCTACTAGGCGCGCTATGTTTTCGTCTGTTCTGGTCCAGTTGTCGAGGGCGTCGATAAGGACTACCACATCTTGCCACATCATTTCCGTGAGTGCGCGGCGGTAGTCTAAACCGTACTCACGACGAAACCCCGCAACACATTCAGCGAATTGTTGCGGGGTTTGGGAAATGATGCGCACTAAGGGGAAAGCAGCTCACCATCGTGGTTCATAAGACCAGCGGTCTCACCGATGAACAAAAGCACCTTTGTCACTTCGGCAATGCTCAGGGATAGCAGCTGATTGGCCACTTCTTCCTTATCCTTGTCGTTGTCGAATGTGCATGTGATGTTCAGGACAGCGTTGATGATTTTGTCCCAGGTGTTTTCTTCATCGTTGAACACCTTGACGTATTTGCGCACCTGTTTCGCTGAGTAGTTGCGCTTGATGTCGAATTTGACGTCGCCGACGTTGACGGTTACGGGGTCGCCGCCGTTGATCGCTAGCGCGGCTTCCATGAGGTCGATAGCCATTGTGGTTCTCCAATCTGGTTTAAATTGTCTGGATACAAAAAGTGACCCCTCGTTTATAGCCCGAGGGGAGAAGGCTTTGTGTCATGTCCTTGCCCAACATTTCACTAGTTAAGGAGTCTGCGTCACATTCCTGATCCGCACTTTCCTTTATACACGCCCGGCTACAGCGTGTCAACTTACGGAATGTTCATGCCGTCTGGCAGGGCCACCATGACCTCTTGCGGCGGCTTAAGCGCGGTCAACGTGAACTCGTAGCTATCCAGGGTCTGGCCGTCGATGTTCGCACGGGTCGCAGGCGCGGAAAGCGTAACCAAAGGATAGTACATTGCCATTTTGTCATCGCCGTCATCCAAGGTCATGAGGAAAGAGAACTCCTCGCCAATGCCCTGTGTAGCGATATACAAGTTGCCCTTTTTGGTGATCTTGCCGCCCTGCAGGCGGGTAAGCACTGCGGCCTCCGTGTTATCAACTGCGCGGAATTTCACGCCGTTATCAACGGGGTCACGGGTCACCTTATACGCGGCCTGCCTGTAGTTGAACACTTTCAGTTTGTTCACTGACTGTTCTGCGGTGATCTCAAATCCAGCCTCAATACCGCCGTAGGCTTTCCACCCTGCAAGGGTTTCAGCGAACGGATCGACGGGCATCTCAGCGTTGGGAGCACCACGATAGCCCTCACCTGTAAGCCACACATATGCCTTATTCGGGTCTGCATGTTGCGCCATATTTATTTCCTTCCTTATATTCCGAATTTACTTCGAGTGCGTATATGTGTTTCTACACGAATTGGTGCGTAATACAGCACTCTGTCAGCTCCACGCGATTTGTCGTAAAGCTGAATTGGCCCGTCCACCCACCGGCCGACAAACGCATTCTCATCGTCCACCACAACGGGTTTCGTGCGGTGCAGAATCTGCGCGGCCGCTGTTGCTATGTTCCATGCCGTTACGTCCGGGTCTTCATCAAGCCCTGTTACGTCTTGCCCCGGCACCCATGGGGTTACCTGTACTATCACCCGGCGCGCCATGGGGTCGGCTCCTGTGTGGCCGACGGCGGCGATTGTGACGTGGGGGAGGGTGAGGGGGTCTGGAACTTCACGGCATGAGATGGTTCCGCCGTGTAGGAGGTTCATAAAATCGGGGTCTTGCATAAGCCGGGTGCGTACTGCACCGGGCGTGTATGCCATTGGTTTTTTTGTCACTGTTACCTTCTACCGTGGCTGTGTCCCAGAATAGCGGCCGTATTCTGCGGCGGCGTTTGTGAGCGCGGCATGAGCTGGGGTGTCAGACGTGCCGTATTCCTTGTGGATTGCTGTTTCGTCGTTGTCTACGACGCGTACTGTGAGGCCGTCTGATTCCACTGCTATGCCGTCACGATATCGGCCGGTGAGCACGGGCGCGGCGGCGCGTGCGCTATTTGCTATCTGCGCTGCTATCTTCATTCTTTGATGGTAGGTTTCCCTCCTCAGAAGCCTTGGGATTCGGCTGTGGAAGATCGTTATCTTTGCCGTCATTTCCTGTCGCCTTTGTCTCTGTGAACTCTACGATTTTGTGAGCCAGTTCCTTGCGGCGTTCAGCTTCGAGGTGGAACTGTGTGCCCATTGCACAGAAGAACGTATTGCCGTCTTCATCGACGCCGCGATAGATCAAGCCGTCGGGATCTACCGCGCCGCCGGTGTCTAGTTGCGCGGCGTTGCGGATCGGGGTTGTCATGGGTGTTTTCCTTTCTTTTCTTTCTCGCGTGCACGGCGTGCACGCAATGCAACGTATTCGGGTGGTCGGCCGGGTATTCCACGTGGGTGGCCGTCTGACACTGCCTGCCAGACCTCACCACGGGGGCCTATAAACTCGTCGTTGGCCTGTATGTCCAGGTCCATGATGTTGACTAGCTCAGGTGCCCACATGATGACTCGCTCATCACTCACGGTTGTGGGGGTGACTTCTTTGTTTCCGGTCCACAGTGCTTCCTGCACTAGGCCCCGGCCGGGCTGGTCTTCCACGCCCCCCGGCCGGGTGTTACCGGTCGCGGGGTCGATGGTCGGCGGCAGACGCCGCCGGTATGTCCACCCTGGCTGAAAAAGCACTGTTGCGCTGGCATAGCGTGGGGGCATCAGCGCACCACACTATCCGGCAGTACTGGCTTTGCCCGCCACCGTACCGAGCCGACCTTGCGGCTAGCCGGTGGGGTGAGTAGCTTCACCTCGTCGAGGGTGAGCCACAGGGAATTGCCCTGCCCCATCCCGCCTGATTCCCACTCCATCGACGCTTCGGGGTAGGACAGCTTCGATAAGCCGCCGCGATCCTCACTATCAAGGTAGCGGGCAACCATGTCGATAACCACGGCTTCCACAACGCCGCGCGACAGCTTGCCTGTTTCTACGCGGCGGCGTGTCTGTGGAAACCGTGTGTCGATGATCCCCTCTGCCTGCGCGGCGCGGCGCATGGCCTCGTCCACGCGCTCAGGGTCAAGACCCGGCCACGCAGTTAGTGCATGAGTGGCAAGGTAATGCAGCATTAGGCCACAGCCTCACCGGCGATAAGCTTAGCGGCCAGCACACGCAATTCTTCTGCGGTCATGCCCGCGACGATTTCACCGCGCGCCGTTAACCACTCTTCCAGGGCCTTTTTGTTGGCTTTCGCCGGGTCGAATGGTTCATCCGTAGCTGTGTCAACCGTCGGCGCGGGATCACCCTCGCCGTCGATTGTGTAGCCGTGCCTGCGGTAGTATTCCAGGTCGGCATCGTCCACGACCTGGCAGACGCCGTTGACGAAAATATCATGCCCAACCGACCCGGTGTACGCGGGGTTTGGGCAGCGTACTGTATGCAAAGCCATTTTTAGCCTACCTTTACATTTCGCAGAACAGCGGCGGCGCGGGTGTTTTTCAGCGCCACGGCAAGCGGCCCCATTTCCACCTCGCCGATCTTCACAGCACCAGCAGTCGTGTAGTCCGGCAGCCACGTCTGAACCAGCGGTTGCCCCGTCACGGTCACACCGTGGAAAGCGTCAAGACCGAGGCGCACAACATAGATGCTTGTCTTACCGGCAGTGGTCGGAATGATCAAATCACCCGAACCAGCTTTCTCACCCGGATCAATGCACACAACACCATTGATGATGGTGCGCTGCACGGGGTTGCCTTTATCGTCGGCAAGCCCCGCCACCGGCTCAACAACGAACTGATTAGCCCGGCGCGCGGCGGCGCGCAGCTTGCCCATTGCGCGTTTGTTGCAGATGATCACCGAAGGGGTGCCGTTCAGCTCAGCGAACAGATCATCAAGCATGTCCAGTGCTTTGTGCGCGGCACCGGCGGCGTCCATGTCTGTGAGGTCAATATCTTTCGCACCTGCACCGGCGTTCAGCTCGGTGCTGGAGTTTTTCAGTGCCTTGTCCAGGCCGTCGAAACCGGTGGCGCGTACTGCGGTATCGCCGTTGATGACCTCATCAACGAACGACACTGCGGCGGCTTTGACCTTTTCGGTCATCTGCAGTGCAATCTCGTTCGATGCGGCGGGGCCGATGTTCGCAAGAACACGGTCGAGGCTGAACTTGCCGCCCAGCGGTTTCAGGTTCACTGTGACCTGTTCGGTATCAATGTTGTCAGCGCCATATTCTGCATTTATGGCGCGGAAACCAGCGGTAGCGCGGGTTTTCAGGCGTCGATAACCGTAGGTGAGGGTCGCGCCACCACCGGCAGGGTTAACAGCCTGATCAAATTCCATCATATCCAGCAGTGCGGAATTACGACGGAATACATCAATTACAAACGGGTCATAGTCCGTTAGCGCATTGCGTTGCGCCATTTCTAGAGTTGTTGGGGGCATCCCCTAAATCCTTCCTATTCTCGGCCCATGTTCATGTTACGGGCAATTGCTTCGGCGAATGAGCGCGGCTTTGCCGCAGCGTCCCCACCCTTCCCCTGAGTGGGGTCTTGCGGGGCACGATCAAACCCCAATGCCTTCGACAATGCTTCTGCATCAGCGCGGCGTTCTTCCGGCGTCTCACCCATGATCCGGTGCGCCATTGCATCAGGAATCTTGAACTCCTTACACAGTTGGCCGCGCTCTTGTTTCAGCTTCATTTCGGCGTTTTCTGCCATGAGTTTATCGACGCGGGATTTCCACTCTTGTTCAGCGACTGCCGCGCGTTCTTCCTCTGACATTTTAGATTTTTCGTATTCATCCAGCTGTTTCTGCAGCTCATCCGCACGTGCTTTTTCAGCATCAACGCGGCCACTCCACTCAGCCGAAAGATCATGACGTATTTTATCAACGTCAATATCATTAGTTCCGCTTCCTGACTGCTCACTATCACCCCCTTTCCCTTCCCCGGAATCAGCACCGTTCTGCGCATTCTCATGCGTTGATTGTGTACCGGCGCTACCGCCGGTTTCCGCGCCCTCAATTGCGCGCAGCAACATCATTCGCATTGTCTTCTTATTCACTTACTTTCTTCCTTTCATTCTCAATTGCTTCATTAAGCCTTTTCTCTGCCCGGCGCGTGATCTCTTTGATTTCGGCGTCGCGCCAATGCCATGGGAAATCGCTATTAAGCCGGGGTGACGCGGTGCGCAAGTATCCGTTTTTGTGTAGGAGGCTGATTGCTAGGTCTGTGTCCCCGTCTGCACGTCGGTAGATTTCTTCGGGCATGAGTCGCGGTACTGTGGCCATGCGGTGTTTGTAGCCCGGCTTGCGTTCCAGCCGCGCTCGGTAGGCCGCACGTAGGTAGTTGTAGGCATGGCCGCGTTTCGTTGTTCCCTCAGTCGTGGCCACCGGTCGGCCCCGGAAACCATCAGCGGCAACACTTATGCCCCGGCGCGCGTTGACCACTTGTGACGGGTCGGCCCCATCGCGGATCGCGGCGGCACCGGCGCGCGTGAAAATCTTGTTTTGCTCAGCCTCTGTGAGGGCGTCGAAGTACTCACCCGGATCAAACACCATGTCTTTGATCTCAGGTAGGTGCTTGCGCCGGTCGTAGTCGGCAATCGGCACTTGGATACAGTCGCATCCGGGGTGACGCTGAAAACCAACGGTCGGCGACCTGTGCATCTTTCCAGCCAGGATCGCGCACCGTGAGCAGCACGGCGGCGTGACAGCGCGTATCCACCCGGTTCCCGGCCGTCCTAGCATCTGAATGCTTGTTGATGCCCGCGCGGCGTCGGCAACTGCGGTACGCGCGGCCATTACTAGGCTGCGCCCTGACTGCTCCCATATGGTTGCCAGCGCTTGCGGCGTGTGTTCCGGGGCGTCGAAAACCTCAGCAACCCGGCGCGCGTAGGCATACGGTAGGCCCTCTACTGGTCTGCCGTCACCGGCCGCACCGGCTAGGTTCAGTACTTCCGGTTCCCATTCCTCAGTGAGTGGCCTGGCTTGTGCTAGCAGCTGCTTATCGACGCCCTCCGCGGCTATTACCGCGGCTTCTAGCTGCGCCGCGGCTAACCGGTATGCCAGCTCGTCGAATCTCTGATCCCACCACACGCGGGGGTTCATTGGGGTGTTTCCCCACCCGGCGCGGCGTATCCATTTAGCTAGGTCTGCCCCCACCTCCGCGGTCGCCATGGCGGTGCCGCGGGTTTCCGGCATGAGCTTTTCCCATTGCAGTGATGCAAGCGGCGGCGTCATGGCAGGGTTTCACCCGGCGCGGGTTCCGCGGAGCGTTCCAGCTTCTCATCCCAGATAAGCTGTTCCTCATCGAGCCAGCGTAATTCCTGCTCGATTCGTGCCTGCGACCAGCCCATACTGTTCAGTGCGCCGCGGACAGACAGCGTCTGCTTTCCCGCGGTGTATTTACTCACGGCGTCGGCGCGTTGCGACTCAGTTGGGGTTGCGGGGTTATGCCAACCGATGCTGATCATGCCGTCACTGTCCCATTCGCGGGTGCGGATACGCTCGGCGATTCCTAGTACCCATGCCCAGAACGTGCCCATCGTGCTATTGAGCCGCTCCACTTGTTTAACTAGGCGCGACTCCTCAGCCTTGATAGCGCCCTCAGCCGCGGGGTTCGCAGTGTTTTGCCCCATCATCCGTACCGGCAGGCCGGTGACTGTGGCGGCCTGTTCAGCCAGCATCTTGATTGTGCTGTGGAAACCGTCAAGTGAGGCCCCCGGCAGCTGTTGCACTTTCGCATCAGCATTTGATATTGCCAGCATTGCCCCCATGTACATTTCCCACGGGTCCGATATTGGCTCGCCGTCTTCGTCGCGGAAATCCTCAGACGAAACACCCAGGGCAACTTTCTGCGGCGTTGCAACCGTTTCCATCGCTAGTTGCAGCTGCAGCATGACGCGGCCGCACATGTCCACGATGGGTTTCAGGTCGGTTAGTTGTGATTCGCCGGACCATACACCGGATTCTTGACGGTTCCAGGCCGCGACTACAGGCACGCGCCCGAGGTCGTGCGGTATCCGAAGGCTGTCCTCCCACTTACCATTGACTTGACCAATCAGGATCGTCTGATCAGGCAAATACAGCGTCGATAACACGACCTGTTTTGTCTTCTCGCTTCTATATGTACGCAGCGCCGCGACGGTTTCGCGGGTCACCTGGTCAACAAGGATAGACATGCACCGTGGGTTTTCTACCCGAATACGCGGCCTTCCGCCGTTCGGATCAGCCGCTACCGTAGCGAAACAACGCCCGTAGATCAGGAGGTCGCGCTGTGCTTTGTGGGATTCCGCGTCAAGGTTGTTCGCATCCCAGTCCCGCCGCAGCTCTGCATCTTCCACTACAGTTCCCTGCCGCATGATCAGCCGCACATCCTGCCGCTCCTCCAAAGCGTCTACGTATGTTCGGCACCAGTTCAGCGGGAAAGCGAACGGCTGCACATCCGGCGGGATACTGATACCGAGATTGCCAACGATCTGCAATCCCCTGTAGTAGTCGCGGTTACGTTTATCCTCCGCACGCTGTTTTTGCTGCTCTGCGTAGAGTTTTTGCAGGATACTGATTTCTTTTGGTGTGAGCATTTTGTCACCTCCCTCGTCGTCGTCCGAATACGGTCATTGTTGATTTTCGCTGTTCGCGCCACCCATCCGCTATGGCGTCCATTGCGGCCTCGTGCGCGATGATCGCAGCCATGGCCGGATCGATTTTCTGATGATCAGCGGGCTTTCCAAGAATGTACATCTGCCCTGGTTTAGCCACCTTTTTCGCGTTGGCCATTGCTTCCACTGTGAGGGGGCATCCGTCATGCTTGATTCGGCCTTGCCGAAGGTCAACCTCGAAACGCCGAATCGCCGCGTACATACGCTTGATTTGGTTTGTTGGCCATTCCAGTACCTGACAGCCCTCACTACCGTAGTTCAGTGCCCATTCGCCGATCTCTGAATACCAGTCCTGCGGGTCGCAATACATCCTTCTCACGCGATACCGGTTCATCATCTCATCAACCGCCGCGTGCACTTCATCGCGCGGGATTCGGCCGCCCCATTCTTCCGGCTTCCAGATTGTCGGCCGACGATCCGGCCCATACCTCATGGTGAAAATCCGGCCGTCACGGGTCTTCATTTTTAACGCCGTCCAGTCGTTATTTTCCGACCCGTCAAACCCAACGCAGATAGGCGTGCCGTCTGGTGGGTTAGGCATCCATTCCATCGTAAGCCCCCTCCCATATTCCATCAGGCAGCCATGCACCAGCACTGTAGGTGATCTTATTTCCAAAGAATCTTTCTGCCTGATCCGGGTCTGTTTCTGAAAGCTCATTGGCCTCCGCTAGCACACCATCAATTGGCACCCATGGGCTGCCCGTGTAGACGTGCTCTAGGATTTTCCGGCGGTCTGATTTGCGGCTCCATTTAAGCCCCTTTGGGGGAGGCTCATAGAACTTGAAAACGTCTTCCACCGTACTCAGATAGGTGCGCTGTGCCACACTGTTTTCGCTTGAGTCATAGGCATTGGTGGTTTCCAGGGTTCGGCCACCCATACCGGCCGCGCCGCGGCGTTGCGCGTCGGCAACTGCCATCATCCGGTTTCGCTTTGTCCACAGGCCCGTTTCGTCCTGCAACACGAATGAGACGGGGTTACCGACGCGGCTTGTTGCCGATGACGTCACGACGTCGATACGGTCGGCTTTGTCGCCGCCCTCACCACCCAGAATACGGATAAACCCCTCACGGTCTGCCAGCCGCTCACTGAGCGGCCCCAATTCGATCATTGACCGCAGGGGCCGGTAGGTGTTGTCTACCTGATCCTCCGAGGTCGCGGTTAGCTGGATCAGTGGTGAGGGGTGCGGCCGTCCCATTGGCTCGCCCGGTTCATAGTGGTACTCGAATCCGCATCCACAGCCCCAATCTTCACACTTGTAAACCTCGTCCCCCTGTGCCCAGCCGTCAAATTCCGACGGCCCCACAGCCATGACAGCGACAATCGACGCGGCCGCCGGGCCTTTGCCCGTCTTCTGTGGCCCCATGATCTGAGCGCGGCGAAAATGAAAAGCCTGCGACCTGAGTGGTTCACCCTCCCATTTCAGCCCCTCACGAATCCGGCCTAGATTAGCGAAACACCAGAATTGCCAATCGGACCACTCGAATGGCTCGCCACGCCGGTAGCCGTCTGGTACCCGGCAATGAGCGAAAACCCATGCATCCCATAGGTCGCCGAGGGTGGGGAAGTTCACAACCCATTTCGTGGACATTACCCACCTGCCTCATCGTCTTGCATGGCACCCCGCATACGTCGGCGGCGCTGATCCCGGCGCGCCCTGAATGCATCTGTCGCGTCGGTAACTGCTTCTAGCTCGGGCGTTGTTTTGATGATCTTCCACTGATTGAGCTGCAGCCCGGAGGGTGTGAGGCCGATAATATCGGCTAACCGCAGCATTTGGGTGATCAGCGCAGGCTGTGACTGCGGGTCTTCACACCGCACAGACAGCCGCACATACAGGGCGATTTGCTGCCATAGCCATGGCATCTCTATCCATGCCTCCGCCTGTGGGCATTTCCACAGCTTTCGCCATTGCGCTTTCTCACGAACCGTGTTGCGACCGGCTCCTTTGCCTGTCGGCAATGGCCACTCAGGGGCTTTGCCGCTCCATCCCTCAGCGTCGAGTGTGCGCCACCCATCAGTGAGACCTCTACGGTCTGAGCGCTTGGAACGCGGGTCGGCCGCCGGGCCTGAGCGAATACGTGCGCCACCACTAGGCACCAAATCACCTCCCATCACTGGCTAGATCAACTGTTTTTAAATTGTCAAAGCGACACGCCGAACAGCGTGCCGAAACTTAAAATGCAACTTTGCAGGGTTCAAAAATTCGCAGGCCAAACCCAATTTTTTGAACCATGCGCGCCCCCTGCTC